CCTCTGGGTCCCTATTTGACGGAGAAACCATCAACGTTGACAGGATTCGTTTCCTTCCTCACGCGAGCACCATCAGAATACTATCCTTGCGAAGGACAATAAACCTAAGCAATAACCTTCTCAGGTGTCTTGCCGCTCACGATCAGAGCACGAAGGGATACCTTTCGGTCCCATCGCGCCTTCCTGGATGTTAGTGAGATGTATGTCAAGTCGTATTACACGATTCGGCGTCTCTTCCTTCCTTTCAGAAGGCGATTTGATTATCCTACTTCGGTGCAATCACATAGGTGGTCTATTCCAACTCCTGTTTGTGATCGCCCTTCTGGGCCGATCTCAAGCTTAACTTACGGTATTCGCGGATTCGCGGTGTGACCCGCTGCACCTCGATTCGGCGTCTCTTCCTGAAGTTATCCAGGCGATTTGGTTATTCCACTTCGATGTACTAAAGTAGGTGATCTATTTCAATTCCTGTTCCTTAATACACCTTCGGAGCCGAGCTCAAGATACCGCACTCCCAAGAGTCCCCTCTCAGGAGCCATCTCACTAACAACTAGTTGACTGGGTCAACAGTTGCCCGGAACGTACTAGAGTATCGATACCATCTCTTTAGCATCTTCGACTCGGATGTTGGAGGCTTCGCCTCTGACACCCTGGTCTGGATGTTTCTCGGAAATGGTAAAGACGCAAACGCAGTTTCGATCTCTCGGAACTGCGTCCACAGATTCTCAAGGCCTTCCCAGTCTAGGTCCACTCCCGTCGAAGACGGTTGTTCGGCCGGCGGGGCAGGGACGAAAGAAGGTGGTGCGGTCGGTATCCAAAATGCGTTTGACGGCACTTCGGTGGCATATGTCCACAGGCCGGGTTCAGCCCGTGCCATAGACCACGCCCGCTCCAGAGAAGCATTATACTCCTCCAGAGTTGGCGGTCTCTTCCACACTCCATCGATCAACCGAGCGTCCGTCGGCTCCATAACCATCTTTTCAGGTTGTGGTTGGCCAAGTGAGATCTCCTCTAGCTTGGTACGTAGGTCCCTAGCGGCTATGACCGAATCAAGGAAAGCCTCTCGATATACCGTCTCATTAAGGGAATCCACAACTTCGCTAGGCGTAGTTGCTTCAATCCCAGAATGTTTCGATTGTCGATCGGCCCCCCTTGAGACCGTGCCATAGTGCTCACGATCCCTGTAAACCGTCCCTAACCTCTTAGCCAAAGCTATCAGCTCTGAGTAAGAGTCTAGGTATTCGAGAATGAGTTTTACCTCGCTCTCGAAGAATAATTTACATAGACCGTGAACCCGAGTCACCGAGGTCTTATAAAGGGAGGTCACCGATTTCAAGGGTAACCACCCTTTTAAGCCTTTGTAACCCGGCCCGCCGGGACCGTAGAACGTAACTATATAGTTACGGAGCCGTTTTGGAAGACTGAATAATCGTTTTGACGCTGAAGCCTTCGCGCGGTACCCATACCCTAAGACAGATAGCATCTGTCCAAAAGATAATGAGTACTTACGCGTCAGCTCCAGAAGGCCAGCTAAAGATAGCCGACCAACCACGAATTCGGCGAAAGGAACCATTGAAACGTTCGTCCCGTTAAGGAACGTTCGCTTCGCAAACTCCAACGCCTTACCCGTTGTTGATATCAGGGACTTATGCGCCCCGATACCGACGTCTAACGACTTCATTATTCCAGCGTACTCCTTGGCTACACAGTCACGCGCTATGACCACGTCGTCTCCCAAGACGGCGTAGCCTGCGTACCATGGTTCCTTGGTAGTTAACACACCCGCCTTAAAGGCGGACCACTGAACGATCGCATGGTGGAGAAATGCCAGCATCGCCCATGAACTGAGCGCACCCATTGGTTGACCGGTTGCATACTGAACATAACCAAGCTCAGAGACAGTCTGTTTTGGACCGTTTCCGAGTTTAATGGTTTTTGGACAGTGATACTTCCGACCGACCATCAGGCAACCCCACAGCTC